TAATATCTTTGTCTTCTAAAAAGTCGTTAACGTGGTCGTCCACGTAGTTTCTAAATGCGGTATAGGTTTTTTTTCTCATAACTATAAGTTACGAAATTTATAGGTCAAATCCAAATCAACAGAGTGTAATCGCTATCTCACCGCATATTTTCCGTAGTTTGGTCTAGCCAATTTATTGTAAATTCCATAGCGGATAGAATCAATACTGTGATTGAAAGCGTCAACCGGTTTATTTAATATCACACCGTTTTTGTCTTCTGCCCATTTATAGTTTCTAAATTCTTTTATAGTATTCAATGAGTCTTTTGTTACATTAATTGTAAATCGCTTAAGCATATCAATTCCTATATTTATTGAGTCCCGTCCTTTTGTACTTGGTTTTACATTCCAACCAAAACGGTAAAGCTCGTCAATAGTTTTTGGCTCGGCTGAGTCTGCAAATATTTCGTCACGTCTTCCAACTTTGAGGTTTAACAATTCGTTGTGAATATCTCGGTTTGTCATTCCCGTTCTGTAAATTAATTCTTTAATGTATAAATGTGTGTCGTATTTGAAAATAGCTATTAAAGTTGTTGGGTCATTTGTATAACCAAAATCCATACCGTAAGAAATAAACTTGGCTTTTTCCGGAATACTATCCACTAGCAATGGCTTGAAGATTATAGCTAATGAGCTACCAATTTGACCTAGCCCATAAACCCTCCAATAGTTTTCGTCAGTTGATCTTAATAGTTCGATTTCTTTTACAATGCTCGGCTCTAAAAAACCGTTGTCTCTATAAGTTGTTATATGAAAGTCAGCATCATCTCTAGTTTTTACTTTCTCGTATATCCAATGAAATTCGTCTGACGGATTGTAGTCAAGTATTATGCGACCGACAGTTCTGAATATTAATTGTTGCCAATCTTCCCAATTAAGCTCGTTGGCTTCGTTCACAAAAAGCACATCTCGTTTACGCCCACGGACTTTTTGAGGACTGTCTAAGCTAATGAATTCAATAACGTTTCCGTTTAGTCTATATTCACTTGAAGATTTGTTATGCGCTTTCTCATCGTATAATTCATACGTTCTTAGTATCTCGATAAAATCTCTCATTGCCGATACTCTTAAAGCCGGGTACGTTTTTCGACATATTGTAATTGTCTTTTTGGTATTCCTTAGTGAGTAACTAAAAATAAGCCACATAAGAATATTGTAAGTTTTCCCGGAACGAGTGCCACCTTGTTCAATTACTATTCTCTTCGAACTTTTTTCCAAGTGATTCCATACTATGTTCGTCTTGATTTCTTTCATTAGCAAAGTCAAATACTTCTATTCTAAATTTATTATTTTCACCTAAGTCAATTTCTTGTCTCTCCACGTAACCTCTTTTTTTACCTTGTGTCTTTAAGTAAAAGATTATTGACGTTTCTCTATTCATCTTTATACATTCTAACAATTTGCTCTCGGCAAAATCTAATGCAAAGTTTTTTAATTCGTTTACGTTTGTAGCATAGTCTTCGTCTTCGGCTATCCATCGATAATGCGTTTGTCTACTAATGCCTACTTTACCACAAGCTGCACTGACTATTCCTAGTTGAGTTTCTAAAGCCGCAATCATTGCTTCTTTTTGTAATTCAGTTTTATTCATATCTCTTTTTTATAGTGTAACATTATGTCACGAAAAATCGTTTTTGTTTACTTCAATTTCTTCTAAACAATGTGGGCATAATATTGTATTAAATTTCTTTGTATTTTCTTCTTCATTATAATCGTATCGGTTTTCAAGTTCGCCTTTCTTTTTTTCAACGTCTTCGTAAGTCACCGGGTTAAGATTAAATCCAACGGAATCGTCAAGCCAATTATTTAAACTGATATTTTCAAAATACGTTTGCATCTCTTCAATGTTTCCTATCTCTCTAAGCTCAACCATCAAATCATCATTGTTCCATATTGTTAACTCGTGTGTTTTATTGTCTGCTATTCTATATTCTTTTGCTTTTTGTGGACTCAAGTCTGTGACTATACAAGGAGCTTCGGTATGTCCTAATTGCATTAAAGCTCGATACCTAGCGTGTCCCGTTATAATAACGTTCTCTTTATCTAAAACCAAAGGTTGATTAAATCCGTAAGACTTTATGCTTTGCTTTAATACTTCAACCGTTTTGTCGTTTTTCCTAGCGTTACGCCAATATGGTTTAATCTCAGACAGTGATATTTTCTTTATGTTCATCTTTGTATTGTTTTTTTATTTGTAATTGTTTTTTATGTTCCCAAGCATTTTTGTATTTAGCATCAGCAAATAGTTTACTAAAACCGGTAATGTGTTTTAATCTCATTAACTCTTCGGCTTCCATTCCTAACTCCTCGCAAATAGCTATGTCGTCCCAACCGTTGTCTAGCATTCCGAATACAATATTGCTCATTCCTTTAATTGAATGTTTACCTCTTGCTCGGTTATGCCTTATAGTTGACGCCATCCTATCGTTTATGTCTTTATCAATAACAACTATTGGTAACCTATTATGATTTCGTTCCCGTACGTCATCGTAGCTTTTGCAAGTTAAATATCTGTGAAAGCCGTCTATGATTATATATTTGTCTTTGTCTTTATCATAGATTGTTACAACCGGTTGCGTATAACCATCGTGACTAATAGACGTATGTAATAGTTTCATTTCTATTTTAGCAACAGTATTTGGATTATAGTCATTAGCTTGTACCTTATCAATATCAACCCACCTTACTAGATTAACCGGTTGTTCTTTTAATGGACTCACGGAATGTAAAAATTCTTTTATTGATTCTATAAAATCTATTTTGTTATCGGCATCGCTTAACTCTTTGGTTAGCATTTTACCTAGTCTACCACTTATCATCTTTTTATCCATTTGTTTTTTATTGTAAATTTGTTTTCGATACCCGTCGCTTTATGTTTACGCCACCACATTAAATCCGGTCGTTCAGTAAAGTTTCTAATTTTAACAAAATCGTAATAGTCATTTGACAAAATGGTATTAATCATAGTTTTGGTTAATTTTTCTTTACCGTTTAAATCTGCATATTGTTCATCTAATGATTTCCATTTCTTTAAACATCGTTTTTTATCAGCATCTAATTCAATAAGTTTGTCTGTTAAATAGTCCCGGTACTCTTCCCAATCTCTAAACATAAATGGCAACTCCTTAATAAAATAATCGCTTTTGTTCATTTTACCGGCAGTACTTATTCCTCGCATTCTTTTAGTTAAAGCATTCCAAGTATTTTGTTCTATGTCTTGTAAATAAAATAGAGAATCAATAGCAGTTTCGTGGTGCAAATTGCTTACTCTCATATTTCTGATATTGACCCCGTACATATATTGAAAATCGTAAATCTTAGAATACGTCCACTTCTCATCGTGAATAGATTTCCATACGTCTGTATAACTCCAATCGTATATTGGATAAAAAGTATAATGGTCTAGTTTTGGATTGAGTTTTTTGCCCCAAGTAATCCATTTGTAAGTTGCGTCTTGCGTCATAGCAACGTGACGTCTTGGACTTTCTTCACTACGCACCCCGCCTAGCAAACAACTTCTAGTCTCCGGAAATTCAGTTTTAAATATTGCGTTAAATAAATCATAGAATCTGTCCGTTCCATATTTGTTTTCTTTAATAGCATAATCAACTTGTGGACGCATATGCTCACCGTCTTTTTCCCAAGCCGTAATCCATTGACTTTGATTAGACGTAGCGTTAAATATTTTAAAAGGCATTTGAAACCACATTGGTTCAACTCTTTTGTCTTCCATTACTGTATGCATATAATCAATTACATTTTGCCATTCGGCTTCTTGATCTATAAACATAACTTTTAAAGGCAATCTGTTTTTCTCTTCTGCTATTTTTAAAGCTAGATTTAATACAACGGTGCTATCTTTGCCACCCGAGAATCCTACTACAACGTTGTCAAACTCTTCAAACAAAAACCGTACCCGGTTTAATGCCTCGTCAAAAACATTGATTTTTCTGTATATTTTCATTTCTTATTAGTCTTATGTAGATTCCTAGCAACTTGGTTTACATCAACGTCAGCCGGTATTTTATAATTGGTTTCACCTAAAACCGTTTTTCTAATCTTTGGCACAAAATTAATAAATTCACTACACATTAACTCGATTGGATTTTCTCTATTGAATTGTTGCATCCCGTCGCTTCTTAAAACAAAATGTAAAGCCACGCTACCTTTATAAGCATAATTTGTGTACCCGTTTATATAAGTAGTTAAGCTCCAAGCATTGTCAAATTTGGTCGGGACTTCGGGTAAGGTTCTCATCAAGTTTGCTATCGTATTATTGTACGCCATACCTCCACCGTTATAACATAGTATTTGTTTTTTATATATACTTTTAAGCTTTGGAATTTTTATGTCTAAAATCTTTTGACTTCTTGCCCAATTTGTTAAAACAAAACCGCAATCTTTTTCTTTGATTTTTTGTAATGGCGAAGAGTAATCCGTTTGATTTACCAATAACATATCGTCATCTAAATTTATATAAGCATCGTATTTGATTAGTTTTAATAATCGCAATCTTGCCGTATGACAACCTAGTCTTTTTGGCTCATAGAAAACGTTAGCAATATATCCTTTGTCATCTACGTTATGAAATCGTGTGTAGTTTAAAAGTTTTTCGTATTGTTTTTTAGTTCCTTGAAACATTATGTTAATATCATAATCGTCAAAACGTCTTTGGTTTCCTATGCTTTTTAATAAAGCAACTAATTCTTTTACTCGTTCACCGACTGTTATAATTACAAATGTTACTCCCATATATATTGCACTTTAGTATAATTCTTATATTGTTTTATAATTCTAGCACCGTTTTTCAAATGATAATTTACAGACATTTCGGTACAAGTTAGCTCCATTTTTTTAATTCCTTTGCATTTTAATAAGTCTACTCTATAATTATGCAACTCTTTATAGATTCCATTATTCCTATATTCCGGTAAAACATAGTCAGTTCTTAAAACTGCTTTGTTGCTTAAAACATCGTAACCTACAAAACCGCATAGTTTTTTTCCAATAAAATATCCAACGAAATTTGTATTCTCGTTAAATATCAAATTGTGTTTTTTACCGTCTTGATGATAAATTTCAGTATCAAAGTATCGAATTGGTTTTATCATTTTAGTTTTGCTTTATTAATTAATTTAGTTTGATCTAATCCGTAACCCATCGTCCAATATTTGTAACCGTCTAAATAAAAATACTTTTGTTTAAACTTAAAGAAATATCCAATAACTGAATTTTTACGCATATACTTTACGACTTCAATAAATTCTTTATCATCCCAATTTGCTCGTAAGGTATACGAATGAGGGTGTTGTTTATATCTAGCACTTGTAGCTTCCCGGTATATTGCATTTCTTAAAAACGCTTCAACTCTTCGTCTTTTATGAATTTCTTTTAATGCTTTGTTATTATCCATTTTTTATCAATATTTCTATTTGCGTTAATTCTTTTAATAATCCGAGTACCTCGTGTTCACTTAGATTTGTTCGACCTTGTTTTTTTTTATGGGGAGTTATACAACAATTAAACAAAATAAATTGAGTCAATTGGTTTCTATAATTCACGTAATATAAATAGTCTTCTATAAGCAACCTTTAATAATATAATCGTTTATGTCAAATTCTTCGCTACGATAATATTTGTATGCTTCAATTCCGTCGGACACAAGTTTTTCACCTTTCTCATAAAACTCTTTGCTACATTCCCAAATTCCGATTTCAAGGTTTTTTTTATCAATGCATAAAAATATAAAGTCTTTATAACTTACATTAAATAGTTTACAATAAATATAAACTTGATTACAATATAGGAAATTTTCTGCGGACTTGGGGAAATTTTGCACATCAACTGTTGTTTTTAAATCTACAATACCTCCGCTATCTTTTAGAATGTCAGCTTTGCCCCTAAAAGGATAATCGTTTATTGTTCCTATCATCGGGACTTCAAACTTTGATTTACCAAGTAGCGATAAAGCAGTTTGGTTTTTATACAATGCGTCACATAATCGCTCGGCGTCTTCACGTTCTTTACGGGTAAAGACTAGATTATGATATTTTTTAGCTTCTTTATAAGCTTTGGCGTTTTTAGTTGCAACATCTACAAATACTATCTCGTTCATCTTTTCCGGTTCTAAAACCATAGTATGAAATAACCAACCGTTTCTAAGCGCTTGAGTCTCGGCGTTCCCGTACTTTGTAACGTAATGATACGTTTTAAGACTGTCCAATAATAATTTGATACTACTGCTCGATAAAGCGTTTTTACCTAAGTAGCCATAGTAAAAATCGTCTGACATCATATTTTCTAATAAGTCGTCAACGTGATGGTCGGTATCGTCTAGTAATCTAATTGAATTTGTCATAAGCAGTATTCTTATTTTTTAGCAGTTTAATTACAATGTCTTTCTCTTCTATTTGTTTTTTTAATCTATCTATGTCATCGTCAATAGTAGATAGTTTTTTTTGTAATGCATCGATTTGTTTTTCGTAAACGTCAAGCATTATTTCATTATAACTCATTTCGTTCCATTTTAGATTCAACAGGATTATCAGCGTCCATACAAGTAAAACTACAATAGGAGGTATTATCCGCCATAGGTCTATCGCACATACAACAATTAAATTCAAGGCTTTCGTCAGGTTGGTCTTCGTACCAACTTAACCAATGGTTATTTACATTTTTCATAAATTTGTTAGGGTTTTAAGTTTATTAATTTCTAGCTTTAATTTATCGTTTTCAAGCTCAACTTTTCTAGCACGTTCAACGGCTCTTAGTTTATCCGCTCTAAATTCACTAAACGATTTTTCATAACCGTAGCGTTCCATATCTAGTCTATTAACATAGAATATTATATCAAGATAATTTTTAGCAAATAATTTTAAGTCTTCGTTATCCGGTTTAGCATCTCGCCATCTTTTCAATAGCTCGTTACACAAATTGACGTTTCCGTAATACTCAAGGTCAATTAGATTAGAGACCTTTTTATTCATAGTTACATTCGCCGTTTACAATTCTCATTCCTCTAGCTTCACGGATTCTAACACTCATTACATAATTATTACAATTATCACAACAAGTACCCCAAGACATAACGGGGTCAGGATTATTACCATAGCCGATAAACGACTTACAACAAATACAACATTTATTAACTTTTACTTTTTTTCTCATACCTTAATGTACGAAATATCAGGGACTTATCCTAATCGTTGAAGTGTACTCGAGCTGCCATTTCTTCTGACAATAGATAAACTTCTTTCATTTCTTTTTTGTTATTCCATAACGAAGTGCTAGGGCAATACTTTTTTTCAATGTTTGGCATCTCTAAATCATTTAGCCAATAAAGATAGTTACCTTTTGGGTCAGCTACAAAATAAAGTTTGACTATCGATTTGTCTAACTCCATTAATTTATCATATTTGTATTTCTCAAGCATTTTGGTAGCATAATATTTATTGCGGAATTTCATTTCGATTTTACAATCAAATCCTTTTGGTGTTTTACCCTCTGCGTCATAATGTTCAAAACCTCCTCCGCTCCATTTTAAATCCCACCCGTCGAAATTTAAAAGATAAACAACGGCTTGTTCGTATTTGTTAATTTGCTTTATTGTCATAAGTGCCGTATAAATCGTTTAAGTTTTTAATCCATCTTACAACGGTTTTCGGCGAACAAGTACAAGGTTTGTAATAACTGTGATTAAAATACAAAGCGTGTAATTCACAAATCAATACAAATTCTTTTTGCGATAAAGTTTGACCGTCGGTTAATCTAAAATTCCTCCAACGTTCCATATCGGCTTCGTTCATTTTCTGTTGATTTTAAATTCGTTCAAAGCTTTTTGTCGTCCCTCACAACCACAAGTTTTGTACCCTAGCCAATCAATCATAATTTTGTTAACGAGCCATTTGATTCCTGTCCATTTAAAAATGAATGCTAATTTATCTCCAAGTTTCATATACTAATCTTTACGTAATATTTTACCCTCTAAGTCTACTATAACATAACCTTGTTCTAATAAAACTTCAATTGCTTTTGCTATCGCTTTTACCCTTTGTTGTATTCTATAATATTCAAATATTTGATTGTCCATAATTGTCTCTTATTTCTTGTTTAATGTTTCTTACAGTATTGTAAAGCGAATAATAACTTATCCGGGTATCTTTACTTAACTGCGTAATGCTAACTTTATTAATAAAAACCTCTTCAAATATTTTTCTTTGATAATAATTTAACAATTTGCTTTTATCCATTTTGTCAATTATTTCATTTTCTAATGAAGTATAGTCGTTGAAGTCCTCATTGTTATACCAATCGTTTAAAGCTTTGCTTTTATTAAAATAAACATCTTGCTCGGTTTCTTTATCTAAGAGTTCTTGATCTATATAATCATTGTAAGTCTCAATATCTTGTGGGTATACTTTAAAATGACTTTGGTTAGTATTTCTATCGTTTAACCATTCATCGTTATTTGTAATTGTACAAAGCTCTTCAAAACGTTGAACCGGGTTTCGTTTCTTTAATCTTGTATAATCAACAAACATTCTATTTAAAGTGACATAAACAAAATAATAGTTTACCTCTTCTTTATTATACATTAAATTGTTTTTAGTTTTTTTAACGTAAGTGTCAATTTTTAAATACATTTCTTGTACAATATCTTTTGCAATTTGTTTTTCGCATCCAAACGATTTTAGATAGTTTAGCCATACTTTATGTTTTTTAGCTAAAATTTCTATTATATCGTGCATTGCTACAATATAACCAAAATAATTAAAATGGCAATCGCTCCCGGTTGATAATTGTTTTTAGGATACTTTTGTTGTCAATAGTAAAACCAACGTTATTTACCATAGCTCTGAGTCTTATAGGAGCATCTAAGCTAGTTGGTCGTCCACCCGACTCAACCTCTTTTACTTTACGCACGTGGATTAAAGAATACATAAACTCAGTAGGGTGTTGAATATAACGATGTATTACTACAAAATCATCGGCACGGTTAACAAACTTACCCCCACCCTCAACGTCCGAAGCCATTGGAGGAATAGGATGACCGCCGTACTCGTGGTCAATTCTATGTGTAATTCTCAAAGCGGCAGTATTAGCGTGAGTATTTAACCAAACCGTTACGTCATACTTTTTACAAAAGATTCGTATTTCAGTAGTCGCTTGGTAATCGTATTCGTGACCTCCAATACTACCCATTAGTTTGCCGTCTTTAATAAGGGAATTGTAAGGGTCAATTAATAAACCGTCATAATTCCAAGCTTCTTTTACCGATACCGCCAATGACAATAATTCTTTATAAGTATATAATTTATTTCCATCTACAATTTTAAAGTGATTATAAACAAACTCGCTATACTTTTTAAAAGATTTTTCGTCTAATTCGGTAATGGTTTTTTCACTTAGAAATTCAACGAGCTTTCGAATAATTGAATACGCTTCATTCTCGGAACTAAACACTAGCCACTTCTTTTTATACTTACAACTATAAGCTAACATCATAAATAGAATAACAGTTGTTTTACCAACGTTAGCGTGTCCTAAGATTACATTAAAATTTTGTGGTTTAAATCGTATATATTCATCGATTTCTGGTACGCCTAGACTAAGACCCTCTTTGATTTCTCCAATTCGTATTTTATCTAAGTGCCCAATAACTTTTTCATAGTTTATCAGCATTTTTTAAAGGTAAAAAAAAAGAGCGACTAATCAAAGCCACTCTTTTAAAATTAACGTAATAATATCATAACTCACGTCTGAGTTTTTTCCTCTCTTGGGTACAAACGTTAAATTATATCGTCCGGCTTAGCTCTTGGCATATGCTCCATAGCCGTATCGGAAGCAATCTTATTAGTATCGTGCCAAATAGTTTCTTTACTATAAAGTTTTGTTTCGTCTGCTTTCTTTTTAAGAAACTCAAGCGTAATACAACCGTCTGCGTCAGCTCGTTTTTTAGCTTCTTGCAAATCTTTTATAGCATCGTCTATTTTAACTTTCATAGTCATTTGTATAAAACTTCTATTTGGGAAAAACGGAACAAAACTATTCCAAAATTTTACATCGTATTTTTTATTATTATCCATATTATAATTTCAATTAATATACGATTAATTTTCGTTTATCCATTTATACATTTCATTTGCCCAATCTAACTCCGCTTTAATATTGAGTTTAGCGGCACTAAAACGTTGCCCTACTGCTTTAATAACAGTTTGACGTTCAATCTTTCTCGAAATATCCGGAGTGTTTTTTTGGGAAAAACTTTTAAAACCACCGGCAGGACTGTCTCGAACAATACTGGCAGTACCACTCTCTTCGCCTGTATCCGGGTTAATCTTAGGTTCATACTTTAATTCGTCACCTACTTGTTTAGAGAATGTATCAGATTTACTAAAGAAAGTATATTTGCTATCGTCTGCAAAAAATACCTTAAACTTTTTCATTCCGTTCCATTCACCATCGTTGTCAATAAACTTAATCTTACTTGTTTTCATACTTATTTTTTAGGGTTTAACTTGTTAATCAGTACATTAAATATACGAAAATAAAGTGAAATAAAAAAAAAGAGGGTAAAAGTCAAGCGACCAATACCCTCACGCTGAGAAAAAGTTAAGACAAATATAGTCTTTTAAATTAGATGCCAAAGCTTTTATTTAGGTTTTTGTAATAATTGTGTTTTTCTAATAAGTCAACGTTTGAAAATTTGCTTATTATACGACTTAGTTTTTGCATCTCTTCGGCACTTCCTTTTAGCTTATGATCTAGCTTTAATCCAAACGTGAATTGCTCACCGTATCTAGTAATATTACAAACGTAACATTGGACTTGACAATTAGTTTCGTTCCAACGTGTAGAATAAAAACGACGACTCATAAAATGTCCGCATTGTAATTTTTTCCAATGGTCTTTACGTCCACAAGTAAAGCACTCGGCGATTTCGTTTTTTGCATATCGGTTTCTAATGTACCGGGAAAATTCAGCATCGAGCTTCCGCACTATTGTACTGCGTTTTGGAGATTTTTTTTTGGGTCTTGGTTTCAAAACTTTAACTAAATTTATTTGGAATTACAATTTAATAGATATAACTTCAATTATTCTTTTATAAGACGTTAACTTAACGTTATCGTTTATTTATCGTTTACTAATCTTTTTATATTTTTCTATTCCTCGTGACCCAAAGTAAGCGACATAAACTGTCGTTAACAAAGTCTTTAATAAATCTATCCACTCTTGACCTACTATAAAATCACTAAACGTTGAATCGAGTATTACAAACAAAGTTGTCATTAAAGTTAAGAATAACAAAGTTAACGGTCTAGTGTTTTTACTTAACCAACTGTCACTAGTCATATCAGACCTCCAACGATTACTAACTTCCATTAATTCGTTAGAATCTATTTCAATAAGTTTTAAGGCGGTTTCTTTATCTTGTGCGGGTATTTTATCGTCTTTTTTAATTAAGTTTCTTAAAACGCTTAAAAACCCGGTTGTGGGTAATGCTTCGCCTAAAGATTCAAAGACCCCACCTTTACCGGCTAAGAATTTGCCAACTCGTGTATCTTTAAACTTTTTTTTCATTTGTACTCTTCTTTAGCATCGAAACTTGGGCAAAGCTTTTTATTTGTAAAGTCTTTATGACCGTAAACAATAGCGCCCGGATATTTTTCTTTTAACTCGTTTATTAAATTTAGCAAAGATTGTTTTTGTTTATTAGTGCGAGTGTCTTTCCATTCCGTCATATTTTTATTCATTCCTCCAATATAACATAATCCGATTGAACTTCTATTATTTCGATAACAATGCGCTCCAATCTTTTTTTCTAAACGTCCGGGTTGTATTTCGCCGTCGAGCTTTATAACATAATGATAACCGATGTCTGACCACCCGTTTCCGTCTACGTGCCAAGCTCTAATGTCTTCTACATTAAAATCTCGAAATTCCGGAGTACCGGAACAATGAACGATAATTTTATTTATTTTTCTCATTATCTATCCAACGGCTAATTGTATAGCCAATAGTACAGATAAGTAATATAATTTTTAAAGCAAGTTCAACGTCGGTCATCGAAACCCCTAAGGCAATGGAATTGTAAAAATATATTTTCAAATCTGTTATATTCATTATGATTGTTTTTCGTCTTCAATAACTTTGTAGCTTCCGTCTTTTAGATCAATATTTATTTTTCCGTATTTAGATTCAAGCGCTTTTTTCGATTCCGATTGTAACGCTTCAATTTCACCGTATTGATGTAAAAAATTATGCTTATGAGCTTCTAATGCTCCAATGTCATTCCTAAGCGCAGTCTTAGACGCTTCTTGTTTTTGTAAGTCTTGTAACTCTTCTTTAGTAATTTTCATATAATGATTTTAGTGAATAGTAAATATATTATTTTTTATCAGTCTTTACAACTTTCCACTCTTTATCGCATATCGCTTTCACTTTATATTTTTCAATATTTTCTTTATCGTTTGAATCTATAAACATTTGAGTATAAACAACGTCTCTCGTTATTTTACCCTCCATAGTTTGTATTTCTAAATACAATTTTAGTTTATCGCCGTAAAACTGATGCTTAACTATTTTTGTTTTTTTCATAATATTTTTATTTCTAATATACTAATTTTTACATTGACACTTCTTTTCGAGCATCTCAACTTTAGCAGTTAGTTCTTGTATTGCTTTTGTTAAAGCTGCTATTATTGGCATTTGACTTAAACCTATAATTTTATCATTATCTTTTCCATCTTCTACATAGGCTTGAGGGATAACTTCTTTAACTTCTTGAGCAATAAATCCTAAATGTTTATCTGTATCTTTAGATTCAGTTTTCATTCTAAAAAGTTTAGGCTGTAATTCCATAACTTCTTTTAAACCTATTTCAGAATTTTCAAAATCTTTTTTTCTATTAACATCTGAAGTTGCAGTATATGCACCTGTTGATTGATTTATTGTTGCTACTGTTGCAAAATCCACACCTGCTGCAGTTGCACTTGCTCTAATTTGAAATCCTACTCCTGCTATTGCATTTCCTAACTGCCAATTTGAATTAGTATTTGCCCATCCTAAAAATTGAACTGCTGCACCTGAATTTCCTGAGCCTCTACCTTCTAAAACTAATTGTGGAGTTGTTTTAGCAATATCTATATTTCCTGTTGCTGATAATGCTCCATTAGAAGCTAAAGTTAATTTAGTTGCATTTCCTGATGTTGAGAAAAACCTTAATGAACCACTAGAACCATTATCATAATCTATTCTTGGAGAAGTTGAATCTAATTGAATATCATCAGTTAGCCTTATTTTACCAGCAACATCTAATTTTTGAGATGGAGAAACTCCTATTCCTACATTTCCATTTCCTGTTACAATTAAATCTGTATTTCCATTATCATCTCTAACTTCAAAAGTTTTTCCACTTGCACTATTTCCACCACCTTTAACTAATAAACCATAAGATGTAGCAGTTGAACCACTATTATTTTCTATTGTTACTAAA